TGTATGATATGGCACTGCGTTATGGTATTGACAAGCCACAGGTTAAAAAACTAGTAAAGATTTTCAACGAAAGTGCTGCAATTGGTTACCTTCCTCCACTGCGTGATGCTGTACAGTATGTAACAAAGATGGCAGATGAAGGTTGGACATTTATTGCAATTACAAGCCTTAGCACAAACAAGTATGCACAAAAGTTGCGGAAACGGAACTTGGACAAATTGTTTGGTGAAGGCACGTTTGAAACTGTAACATGTTTAGCAACAGGTGCAGACAAAGATGATGCACTTGCAAAGTATGCAGGAAGCGACATGTACTGGGTAGAAGATAAGCCTGAAAACGCACTTGCTGGGCAAAAGCAGGGACTAAAGCCTATCCTGGTAGAACATGGATTTAACATGGACAACAAGGACTTTCCGCTTGCTAAGAACTGGAAAGAGATATACGAAATTGTACAGGGTTAGTGGATATTTCAAAGACCATAAAGTTGTCAGATACTTTACTGACCAGTATGATGCCATAGAGTTTAAAGACATAGTGGATGCTCACTATCCACTTAAAGTTACATATGAAAAAGGAGTTTATCCGGTGAGAACATTTATTGTAAATGGTTGGAATGCAGTGATGGATCATAATTTGAATCCACTACGCAACATTCCAGATTTGAATACACGACACATGGTTATGCAGGTACTAGCCTGGATGTGGTGTATTGTGTTTAGTAGTTACTTTGGTAGTATGTGGATGTTTGGCATTACTGCTATTGCACACGTTATTGTGCTGGCAGCAATCGCAATCACAGTTGGAACATTTGCTGTAGCAAAAAACAATCCATCACTTTTTAACTTGCGCCCTGGCTATCACAGTGTAAGTCGCACAAGAGGACATATGTGGATCAATGGTAAGAAAGTTATGCTTGATCCAAATGATCCAGGTGGAGAACATGAATAAAGCAAAGCGTATTGCAAAGAGTGATGCAGCAAGATCAAAGCGCCGCAAACTCAAAGACATAGTTTGTGATTGTCTAGAGCGGAAGTTTAATAGATTACGCAAACTTCGCAAACTAGGCAAACGCAACACAACAGTTTAAGGTTCCGTAGCTCAGTTGGATAGAGCAACTGCCTTCTAAGCAGTGGGTCAGGGGTTCGAATCCTCTCGGAATCGCCAATAGGGGATAAGTGTTACGGTAGCACGACAGGCTCCAACCCTGTAAGCGTGGGTTCGACTCCTACATCCTCTGCCAAATTTACGTCATAAAAAAAGAGCCTCTAGGGCTCTTTTTGTACTTTAATTTTAATTTATGCCACTGGGTAGGTTAAACCTTCAATGTCAATTGTCATAGTAACACCAGAACTATCACCGCCCCAAACTGGAACAATTTCAAAGTCTGTGTTGCCTCTACCACTCCACCAATCACTTGCAATTTGATCACCTGTCACTGCACTTGGTACAAGGGAAACATGATTAGTAAAATCTGAAAAATCTGTAACTGTAGTTGTGGCAACGCTATCAACAACAGAACCATCTACTAAGTCAGTATTTGCGTGTTTGTACGCATTGTCTGTGTCTTTGCAAAGGTACCCAATGCCATTTATGTGAATATTTCTGTCTGTGCTTGCATCAACATAGTATTCATTTACAAGCACTACCTTGATATCAAAACTAGTATCACTAGCAGGTGCTGTTAGGCCTGTGCTTTCCCAAGAAATAACACCTGGGCTATCTGCACTTGTGGCAGTAATTTCAACTTCATCAGCAACTTTGGTACTTCCAACAAAAACATTTGCTTTTGCATTTTCACTACCTGCCTGATCTTGCCAGCAACGAATTGCGAATCTATAATCCATTTAATTTCTCCGGGTTTGTTATAACACGTTTATTTATCGCCGTAGATGTCTAAGACTTCTGCTACTGCAGGATGTCTTTCGATGTCAAAATGATCAAATGCACATACACTAATGTATTTGCTCGCACTATAACGTGCGTACAACTTCTGAAAATCCATTAATCCGTTTTCATGTTCTTTGCGATCTGTTTGTGCAATATCTCCTGTAATAGCCATGCGACTATCATCGCCTATGCGTGTAAGCAACATTTTCATTTGACCTGGTGTAGCGTTCTGCATTTCATCTGCAATGACAAAGGCGTTTTTAAAAGTTCGACCCCGCATGAAAGCAAGTGGAGATATTTCAATCACACCCTCAGCAATCATGGTTTGTATTTGCTTTGCATTGTAGTATTCGCGAACAACATCAAATATAGGCTTGGTCCACGGCTCCATCTTTTCCTCTAAACTTCCTGGTAGAAAACCATGACGCTCATCGTCAACGCCCACTGCTGGTCTCGTCACAATAATTCTGTCAATCGTTTGATCCTTGAGTGCTTTCACAGCCGCTAGTACAGCCAGCATGGTTTTGCCAGTGCCTGCAGGTCCTGTTGCGAAAATAATAGTTTGTTGTGGATCTAAGAGTTTTTCAATATACTCTTTTTGGTTTGGATTGCGTCCATGTATATGAACTTGTTTTTGCTTTTGTGCTTGAGGTAGGTAGTGTACGTTAGATTCGACGTATTCAGCGTGTGTTTGACGCTTGTGAGCTTTCGCTTTGCGTTGTTTTCTAGCCATGTTATATGCTATCTCCTTGGGTTATAGAGAAGCATAGGAATGTAACTCGAATTCATGAAGACCAATATGCCTCCCTTTCTAATATTACTTACGAGCCATACGCAGGAGTTATAGTAAGTTATTTGAGTTAAGTGCGCATATAATGGATAAATAATTGTATGCTTATTGAAGATTTCCAGGACTATTTCAATGCATCAGCCAACTATAAAAATCGTACTAATGGGTTAGATAATCCAGAATCATGTGTCAAAGGCAGGGATTGGTGGTATGACTATCCTGTACAGGACTTTGATTACAAGTATAATAGTTGGGGATTCAGAGGACCAGAATATTCCGTATTCGTGGGAAGCCCTGTAAACATATGTTTAGGCGATAGTTTTACTGTAAACTTGGGAGGACCAGTTGAACATAGTTGGTGTAGCATATTGTCTAGGAACTTTGATATTCCAACTCTTAACCTGGGTATGGATGGTGCGGGCAATGATGCTATAAAGTTAGTGTATAACAGAGCATGTGAAATATTTGACGTGCAGAATACTTTTGTAATGTATAGTTACTTTCATCGCCGAATAAAAAATAATACCTTTAATGCAGAAGAATTAAACTTGGATAGCAACATAGATTATTTTAACAGTAATATTATTACTGGGGCACACTATACATTCCTGCCAGTATGGAACTGGACAAATGATGAACTTGAGTACATACACAGTAACCATAAAAATAATGTTTATGACTTATTGTGTTTAGATTTAGAAATGGTATATCAAAAAATAGACAAAACTTTCTACAATAGTGTAAGCGGAGAAGACTGGGTTTCCTGGGAAGACTACGTCACTACAGGCAAAGCAAATGAGGTAATGCAATCTGATGAACTATATAATCAAATATTATCCTATCCCTATGTTAATAGAGACGGACATCATTGTAACCAAATTACAAATCAATTTATAGCAGATTTTTTATGGAGTCAATATAATGCTACCTGAATACATCTTTTTTACAGGCGTTCCTGGCAGTCGCTGGAGTGGCATTGCACAGGAAATTAAAAGTCAGCCTGGCTACAACACAACAGATCGTGCTGAACATCGTGTATACAAACATGGTGACTTTAGTGGGCACATGGATAGTTATTTTGGCACAGGTATGGAGTTTGATTGCAGTTTAGACCGCACAAACTTGGACGCACCTTACACTAGCAATGAAGGATCCAAACTGCTTATGAGTCACGAATGGCCCTACTACTTTGAAGAGATACAAGATGCATACCCACTTGCTTGGATACAGTTAATATACAGACCAGATTGGGTAAGTTTTCTATGGTGGAAACAAGCAGGCGGTTTTGATATTACTTATCCCAACTATGATTGGTATGAAACGGACTACTGGATGACCAAACGCATTGAAGAACAGAATCAATTAATACTTGACTTTGGGCGCAAACACAGTGTACAATGGTTACAACATCATAAACACAGTGATATTTTTATAGGAACTTATAAACCGTGAATCATAAAATCCTACACAAACTTGAACAAATGATCCACACCAGTCCACAGTTGTTGCGTAACTCACGCACACTACAACAGGCTATACAAGGTACATTTGATGTTGAAATTGATGTTGAATATACACATATTGGTGAACTTGTTGATCGCATTGACGATAAAGTGCTGGACAACTACTTTCGCAATGTATGGCAAGGCGAAATGAAAAAGTACAAGTACAGTGGACTTGCACTTATTGACGAAATTAACGGTCTAAAGCCGCGTAAGGTCTTAGACATTGGCTGTGGCTATCACGAATTCAAAGGCAAGATTGATAACATTGTAGGAATTGATCCTTATAATGATGCAGCAGATTTGCATGTAAAACTACTAGATCATCATCCAGATGAAAAGTATGATGCTACAATAGCACTTGGCAGTATCAACTTTGGCAGCACAGATAAAATTTATGCAGAACTGGAACATGCTGTAAGTTTGTGTAATCCGGGTGCAGTAATGTTCTTTAGAGCAAATCCCGGACTACCACATGACAAATCAGAATCAAATTGGATTTACTTTTATCCCTGGGACAGCAACTTTATTGTTAACTGTGCAGAACAACTTGGCGTAGAAATACTAGACATTAGAACCGACAGCCACAAAAATCGGTTATACTTCGTGTGGCGGACTAAATAAACACATATACAACTAACACTCTAATGCGGAATGCAATGAGCTGTTCAGTTGTAAACCCCCCAATAAATTAAAAAGGCACAGTAGGTGTTAGCACCGCTGTGATTTCTCTATGGATACATATATCATTGTATTACTGCTAGGAGTCTTTTATGGCTTCTTTGTAGGACTAATACCAGTAGCAGGCGCTACCACAGGACTTATTGCAATCTACAGTTTTGTAGGTTACTTTGAGGATCCCTATATGCTTGTTGTGTTTACCACTGCAGTTGTTGTAACCAGTAGCATAGGGGATAGTTTCTGCGGTGTTGTTATGAACATCCCAGGAGCTGGCGGCGCGGCTGCAACCATGGTAGATGGTTTTCCGATGTCCAGACGTGGTGAAGCCGCCCGTGCCCTTAGTGCTGCTATAAGCACAAGTTGGATAAATGGTTTAATCTGGGGACTGTTGGTGTTTTTGTTTTTACCTTGGTATACTAATATTGTGCTGTACTTTGGTACTGTAGAAATGTTTAGTTTCTTAATATTTGCTATGACCTGTGTTATATTTGTTAGCAGTAAGTATTGGTTCCGTGGTGCACTTGCATTAATACTAGGCGTTGCTGTAGGACACATTGGTATGGATCCGAACACTGCAAGTCCACGCTGGACAATGGGATGGGAATACCTAGGCGATGGTGTGCAGATTATTCCTATCATGGCAGGTGTACTGGCATTTCCAGAACTGTTGAGCGCATACTGGATGAAAGCAGAAAAGATCAAACTAACAAATGGTGTTATTGTGTCACAGTTGATACAAGGTGTAAAAGACACTTGGCGTTATAGATGGGATGGACTGCGCGGAGGCTTTATAGGCGGATTCATTGGATTGATTCCAGGCATTGGTGGCGCTATTGCAGATTGGTTTGCATACAGTCAAACAGTTGCACTAGGAAAACGTGATGGTGAAAATGTTGGACAAGGACATGTGCGTGGTGTCATTGGATGTGAAGGTGCTAACAATGCACAAAAAGCAACCTCATATGTTCCCACAGTGTTGTTTGGTATACCCGGTGCACCATTTGAAGTTATTGTGATGGGACTGTTGATGTATGTTGGTCTTGAACTAGGCACACCAAGTGTGCTTGCTGACACTAAGTTTTTTGATACACTGCTTAGTAGTTACCTTTGGAGTTTGTTGATAATACTGCCTATCAGTTATGGATTCATTAAGTATGCAGTTTATATAACAAACATACCTTTCCGCTATTACTTCTGGCCCATACTTGCTAGTTTAATTTGGGCAAGTACACAGTACACAGGTATGTTTAATGATTATGCCATGCTGGCAATATGTTGCTGTGCAGGCATGGTACTAAAGTTTACTAAGTTTAGCCGTGTTAGTTTTCTAATCGGTTATATTTTAAGTGCCAGACTAGAAGCCAGTTGGGTTCAGTTTGACACATTTGGTTATGGTTGGAGAAACTTGCTACTTGAACCACTTCCACTAATATTCCTCACACTAGCAGTTAGTGCTGCAATATGGGGAATATTTTTTAATAAAGCAAGAATAGATTTTGTATAGGAGATATAAATGAAAAATCTAGTATTGGGGATCGTAGCATCCTTGTTTATGTTTACTTCAGCAATGGCAGAAGTAACAATGGTTGTTCCACAAAAGCCTGGACAGGGCACAACAGTATGGGCAGACATTGTAAAAAAAGAACTTGAAAAACATCTTGGCGAAAAGATTACACTGCGTTTGATTCCTGGTGCAAGAGATATTCCTGGCATCAATGCTTGGCATAATGACCTACGCTTTGACGAAAACACAATTGTTGTTACACACGGTGGTAATGGTGTAAGTTTCTTGCAAGAGCAAGTTGACTACAACTATGCTGAATATGACAGTGTAGGACTTATGAACCTAAACATCATTGCGGGCAAGCGTATTGGTGATGACATGAGTAAGCCGCGTTTCCCAGCAGGTTCAGGCATGGTGCCAGAAGCATTTGCTATGACACTTATGTTGTGTGGTCCAGACAAGAGTGTGGATGAATACATTGCATGTTTTAAAGAAAATGTAGTATGGGTAAAAGGTATGAGTGGTAGTGAAAGACGTCTTGCATTTAAGCGTGGTGATCTAAACGGCACTCGTGAGAATCCAGCAACATATCAAAAGCATGTTGAGCCAGACGCTAATGCAGAACTTTGGTTCCATCATGGACTGTTGGATCCAACAACAGGCAATCATGTTGATGACACTAACTATCCTGCAGGTTATCAAGTTGAACAAATCTTTGAAGCACGTTGGGGTGTAGCACCAAGTGGTGAGTTTTATGATGCATACAAACTTGTTAAAAGTTTCCGCGATGGACTACAAAAGGCTATCTGGGTTAACAAAGGCAATGAAAAACTACGCAAGCGTATGATTTCAGCAATGTATGCTATGAAGAATGATGCAGACTCAATGGCTGCTATTGAAGCAAAGAACGGCAAGTATGAGTGGTTCATTGGCGATGATGGCGATCAAATGCGTGACACACTTATGACATTTGTTACTGAAGATGCACTTAAGAATCTAGTCAAGTTTAACAAAGAAGCACTAGGACTAAAGAGTATCTACAAAGCAGACTTGGTTAAGTAAATGGAAAGTAACTGGGATCGCTTAAAACCTAGAACTAGTTATCATTTTAATCCTTTCAAGAATGACCCAGCATATGACGCAATGCGCTATGCTGGGCGTTTTGAAGGTGACTGGAGTAAAGAACTTTTGGATGCAGTAGCAACAAGCAATGAAATTACTTGGCGCAATCGTAACCCAATAGATGGTACAAGCAAAGACATTGAAAGCGAAGAATATGATCTAGTTCGCAGTGGTGCTGATGCTGACATGCCATTAACAAATTTAGAATATAATATAGCACCTGTGTTTCAACGTATGACAGATGCGCTTGCACTGACAGGCGGAGATAAAGAATCAATACAAAGTCGTATACATGTACAGCATCCAGGACAAGTATGGAATCTGCACATAGACAAACTTGAAAAATGGAACAAACAAGATCCTCATAGTGTTTATCGTTTCATGGTTATGCTTAACGATTGGGAACCTGGACACTTTATAAGTTACGGTAACTTTGTACACACAGGCTATAGAGCTGGAGAAATATACAGTTTTGATTGGTACAATGTACCACACTGTACAGCAAATGCAGGACATGGTCCACGCTGTACACTTTTAGTGACAGGTGTAGCAAGTGATGCTACACTTAAACTATTCAGCACTTACAACAATGTAATATCAGTATGAACCATATAACAGTAATAAAATACGCAAGTGCAGTGACTATCCTCATAGCGATGGTCCTGCACGTTGCTGGTATAACTCCATGGAATAGTTTTGCACAAATGCTGGGTGCAGCAGGCTGGATCTATGTTGGATATAGATGGAATGAAAAAGCAATTATATTGAACTTTCTTCCTCAGTTTGCTATAATAATACCAATGCTAATAGGAATGTATTTTATATGACAGTACTAATTGCCGGTGGTGATAGTTTTACATATGGAAGTGAGTTGCCCAGTCAAGAACATGCCTGGGCTAATTTACTTGCAACTCGCAAAGGGTGGAACATTTGCAACACTGCACGACCAGCAGCAAGTAATAGTGCAATCCGTCGCAATGTAATGAACGCTGTACACAAGTACAGAGAGTTAGACTTGTTTGTCGCTGTCATGTGGAGTTTTCCTAATCGTTATGAGTTTAGGTTTGCATACGATACTGGACACTTAGATAGTCCATGGTATAGCGTCAACCCTTGGACACACAATGAAGAAAACTTTGAAGAACACTTCTTTACCAAAGATGATGATGTACTAGCAGCACAGCAAGCAAACAGAGCCAATGCAGAAGCAAAAGGCATGACTGCGTTTTCTAAAAGTTATGTACAAAATGTAGCACAAACTGAGTATTGGGAAATATACAACAGTTGGTGTGAGATAGTGATGCTGCAAAACTATCTTATCAAACACAACATACCTTATATCTTTACACAGGTTGACAACAGTCTATTTGAATATAATGATGCAATGGACGGTACACTTACTACATTAAGATCAGATATAGATATGACCAAGTTTGTCATGGATGAAGGCATGTATAACTGGGCAAAGCGTACAAAACAGCAGTTTTACACAACTCATCCTCATGAGTCTGCACATGTAGAATGGATAAATATGTTATACGATAGGATAATGTAATGGATATTGTTGACATCATTAAAAATACAAAAACAATCTATATGAGCGAAAGTAGCCTCGAAACCATGATGGATATTGAGCGTGTCATGGATAGTTTAGATTTGTATGCTTTTAAAAATTGGAAAAAGGGCGAATTAGTAGAAGGCCCTATTCGCAAAAAGCATTGGGTAGAAGCAACATTTATGTGGCCCAAGAAGGCAATGCCTGATCCAGATGGAGCAAAGAGACTACTGGGCTACAATGCTGTAGTAACATATGAAAGTGGCAAACTTAGTACACCTGTAAAAGTTGAAAGTTATGATGACTTCCGTCCTGGCACTAAAAAGGCCAAACTGCGTGAAGATCCAGTTTGGTTAGTAAAAGTTAAACTTCCTGTTGAACTTATTAAAGAATTTAAAGATGGTTATATGGAAATTGAAGGCAGCGAAGTTGATCTACAAGAGATTGATGATGCTTATGCTGAAGGACTAGACCAAAGCGAACTAATGAACACAAAGACAGACGAGGAACAGCAGGATGGCGCTTGATCCACAAGACCTAGAAGGTCGCATTGAAAGCACCGTACACTTTGATGAGTACAAGCCTAAGATGGGCAAAGATGATGCAGTGATTGTTGCTACATTTAAAGTGTTTGGTAAGCAGCCTGCAATGGATCTAGAGAACTTTATTGAAATGGGGTATGACTGGGTAATTGATGCAGAAACTAGTGCTGGCGAAATCAGTGAAGGTCGTTACATAGTATTTGTAGAAGCAGAACGCCGTAGTACATACCCGCAAAAGTTTATGAGCTTGATAAGCGATTTGAACAATCTCACAGATGTAGAAGATTGGACAATGGTTTATTTTGCAAAGCCAGACGCCAAAAAGAACGCTGTACAACCTCTGTCACAAGAAACACTTGCTAACAGTGTTCCACTAAGTCCTAAACGCTACAGGAATGCGCAGACAGCCGCAGTAGCAATCGAAAGCATACTAAACATAGCGAGAGTACCTCGCACAAAAGGAGATATCAATGAATTTAGAGCGTTTACAAGAAGATCTCGCGACTGACGAAGGCGTAGTATATGAAGTATACCTGGATCATCTGGGTTTGCCTACTGTTGGCATTGGGCATCTTATCCTTGAGAGTGACCCCGAGTATGGTGCTGATGTCGGTACTCCAGTAACAGAAGAACGTGTTACAGAACTTTTCCAAAAAGACTGTGAAATAGTATTAGCGGATTGCCAAATCCTCTATCCAGATTTTGATGACTTGCCAGAAGAAGTGCAACTAATTGTTGCTAACATGATGTTTAATATGGGCCGTCCTAGACTTAGCAAGTTCAAGGGTATGAAGCGTGGCGTAGACAATCGTGACTGGAATGATGCTGCAGATGAAATGGTTGACAGTGGATGGTACCGTCAGGTAACTAATAGAGCAGAACGCCTTGTCCAACGTATGAGAGCTCTTGCCTAATAAATACTGCTAATGTTGTATTTTAGGAGAGCTAACAATGGGATTTGGTTTTGAAAACCCAGTAAATCCATACAGTGAAGCAATGTCACAAAGTGATATTGACACATGGTGGAGTAGTAAAGATCGTACAGTTGAACATGGATGGGATGATGCACATGGATATATTATGCGTGATATTAGTTCTAGGATTCCTGCAGGACATAGCATCAAGCATGGTGTAAATGATGCAGGTAACAAATATTTTTTAACAATTAGTGGACCTGAAATTAACAAAAGTTGGACATAATTTGACTCAAGTAAAATACACACCAACTAAATGTCAAAACTGCGGTGATAACAGTCATTGCGGAACGCAAAACTGGCGTGAAGAACGCGATTACGATGGCGGCTTTAACATTATTAAAGTGTGTGATGCATGTCGTTGTAAGATGTGTAGCAAGAAAGGATATCAAGATGGTTAAAAAATGGATAAACAGTAGAATTGAGGAACGTACTTCGTGGGACGGCGCAATGCTAATTGGTGTTGGGCTAGTCATTCTTATTGCAGGGCCATTTGCTAAACTAGCAGCATATATTGCTATTGCTTATGGTGCTTGGACAATTTACAAGAGCGAATAGATGTTTAAAGTCTATGCACTTATTGCGCTTATAGGCGTTCTTGGCATCGCTGGATATGGTGCCAAGTATTATTACGACACAACGCAAGCAGAGATAGCAACGTTACGAGACAACAATGCTAAACTAGAAGTTGCGATTGAAACCAGTGAAGCAAGCATAGACACACTAAGAGCAGAAGCAGCGAATAACGCAAAACTACAACAAAACTTACAAGCACAGTTACAGGAAGCAGAAGCGTATGGAGATAACCTACGCAAAAAACTTCGTCAGTTAGACTTGCTTGGAGATGCATTACGAGATGCAGCAAATCTAGAAGGACGTATGAATGGCGCAACAGCAAAACTATGGCGTGAAATCATGGGCGAGACCGGTAGCACTGATGGCAGTAGCCGTCCTCTTCCTAAGTGGTTGCAGTCGCCTACAACCGGAGCCGGAGATCCAAGTAGTGACGCAGACGGTGAAAACAACAGTACCGATAGCGACACGACCAAAGCCAATTGATTTAGTTGACACCAGAGTATATGTAGTCAACGAGGCAAACCTACAAAAGTTTATTGAGGACTTTAAGGCAGAGAATGGCGACTTGGCTTTTGTTGCACTTAGCGTTAAAGATTACGAAAATTTAGCACTCAACGTTGCAGAACTACGCCGCTTTATTAATCAACAAAAAGAAATTATTATCTATTACGAAGAGGCAATGAAGCCAGATGCGTCATCAGACGACAACAAAGACACTAGTACAGACTAACACTCGTTACGGTAATATGCTGTATATACAAGATGATCCTACTATAGGTCGTGCATTAGAATTGTATGGTGAATATTGTCACATTGAAATAGATGCAATAAAAAGTTTAGTTACCCCAACTAGTTGGTTTGTTGACGTTGGTGCAAACATAGGCGTACACACAGTAGGCGTTAGTCCATATGTACAACGTGTAATCGCAATTGAACCTGATCTAGATAACTTTGATGTACTAGTAAAAAATTGTAGCGGCTGTGGTTGTGACAATGTTACTACAACAAGACTGGCTTTGGGTAATCAATTTGGAGAAACAAGCACACAGTTTGATTATGGAAAAACTGCACTTGTTACAGGCTCGGATGTAAAAACTGCTAGATTAGATATGCTAGGTTTACCTCAAGTTGATTTTGTGAAGATAGACGTAGAAGGCATGGAGATTGAAGTACTAGAAGGTATGCCAGCAACCCTTCAAGGATTTAAGCCAGACTTGCTAATTGAAATGCAGGATCCTACAACATATAGTAAGATATATGACTACTTAAACAGTTTTAACTACTATATGTACTGGATGCCAGTAGCAACATATAACACAAACAACCACAAAAAGAACGCTGACAATGTGTTTGGAAATCAGCATGGCGTTGTTAACTGGATTTGCAGTAGAGAAAAGTTAAATACTACATTACAAGCAGTTGTTGACAGAGACGACACTGTAGAAAGAATGGTTTGGAGGAGAAATAAAAATGTGGGAGATGATCTCAAACATGGCGAGTGATCGCTTATGGATCTATACAGGAATAGCAGGATCACTTTTTGGTGCAGCATTTTTGTTTTGGTTTAAAGATACACGCATGGCTATATGGGCAGTGAGCAAGTTTGATGCAAGTCTCGAATGCCTCGCTATTAAGTGGGGATGGACCTGGCTGCAAAACGATCCAAATGCTTGGCGTGTAAAATATCCAAAGATTACAGATAAAATTGACGAGTTAGAAGCACGAATTAAGAAACTCGAGTCTGAATAACCCAACATTGACGACTACGATTTTGTCTACCACTCCAGTGTTTGCACTTGCTGTGCCACCACAGTAAACTTCCTCTTTCCCACTTTAGGTCTTGACCTTCTATCACTGTGCTTGTAAGACCACACAATGTAGGATCAAAATTAACACTGTCAGGAACTAGGAACTGCATATAATTCTCTACTCCATTGTGGTGTAAGTCTGTGTGTGGTCCTACTGGAACACTACTGGTGCAGTAGTGCCAAATCTGTAGTTCCAAGGGTAGGTGAAATGTTGCACTTAGTCTGTTTATAAAAGCATCTTCTGGAAAGTCTTCTAGATCTTGATCAGTAAAATATTTGTGTATTATTCCGTAATTCATATAGATATTTATGGAGATAGAAGATTCTTAATTTATAAATATTGATATAACGAGGAGAATTTCAATGGCAAGCCCAACAAAAGAAGATATTGCTGCAGCAAAGTCAGCTGCAGGTTTCCATCCAGCAGATAGTAACGGTGATGGACATGTAAGCAAAGAAGAAGAACAAATGTATCTAGAGTTCAAGCGTAAAGAACTTGAAGATGCAGATGCAATGCGTGATGCACAGCGTAAGATGGCTTGGTTTAGTCTGTCGGGTATGTTGTTGTATCCAGCAATTGTTCTAGTTGCGGTGCTAGTTGGTGTTGACCAGGCGGCTAAAATTCTTGGGGATATGGCAGCAGTATACTTTGTTTCTGTTGCTGCTATTGTTGCTGCATTCTTTGGTGCACAAGCAATGGGTGCAAAACCTAAAAAGTAAAAGTTTACATAGGAGTCCTAGTATAGTATAATTACAGTTATGAACTATTATGATGTACTAGGACTGGAACCTACATGTAGTCCTAAAGATATACAATCAGCGTATCGCACCAAAGCAAAACAGCATCACCCTGACAGTGGCGGTGATGTTGACACGTTTCATGCTGTTGCTGAAGCGTATGAAGTTCTCAAAGATCCGCATAAACGTGCAGAGTTTGACGTTCGTAACAGTCGCAGACAAAACATTAAAATAAACACTGGTAACATGGACAGTGTGTTTGATGATATGTTTACAGTGTTTGGTGGCGCAGGTTTCCATCCTAGTAAACGTGAATATCATCGTGCAAAAGTAAACAAAAATTTAGCCATAAGCATAGACTGTACACTGGAAGAAGTACTGGCGTACCAGGAAAAAACAGTGAGCATAAGACACACTAACGGAAGCAGACACTTAGTTAATCTTAAAATCCCCCAGGGTGTTAATAATGGCACTAAAATAAAATATGGAGCACTAGGAGATACAACACATGCTCATTTGCCTCCAGGTGATCTAACAGTTACAATAAACATAGTAGAACATGAAGTGTTTGCTAGAGAAGGTGATAACTTAAAAATGCACTTGACACTTGGCGCATGGGATGCTATAATAGGTACAGTTGTGCAAATTAACACTATTGAAAATAAAACAATTAATCTTAATGTACCTTCGGGCACACAGTATGGTACCACTCTTAAAATACCCAAACATGGAATGTATAACAAGCAGGGCATAAGAGGCGATTTACTTGTACAAGTACTGGTAAAAATACCAGAAAACTTAACACAACAACAAAAAAATATATGCAAAAAATTACGGGATGACGAATGAAAACCGCTAGAGAAGTAGACAAAGCATTAGACACAGCAAGCAAGATTGCAGGTAAGTATGGTCATATGTATATTAGCACTGAACATATGTTACTTGCTATGTTTCAAAACAAAGACTTTGCCCAGCTCATAATTGAGTTTGGAGTACAACTTGATGAATTAAAACTTGATTTAGAAAGTCATGTTGCTGATGCATTTCAGAGTTCTCATAAAATTAGCCAAGTAAAAACGCAAGCACTGGAGCGTGTTTTTAATCGTGCGCTTACCAGTGTGTTGTTTAGTGGCAGAGAAAAAGTAACACTACTGGATATCTTTGTTAGTATTATGAGTGAAAACAATAGTCACAGTAGTTACTTCTTGATGAAATATAACGTTGTAAAAGAAGAGTTTATGCGTCATGTGAAGCACAACAGTAGGCAACTGGGGTTGAATAAACAACAAGAGCAATACCTAGATGGTATTATCAATGAGTATTGTGAAAATTTAAACACTCAAGCAAGTGAGAAAACACTGGATCCTGTCATAGGCAGAGACGACATCATTGATGATATAACACAAACATTTGCACGCCGCAATAAAAGCAATGTTCTTATGGTAGGTGATCCCGGTGTTGGTAAAACAGCAGTTGCAGAAGGACTTGCTGTAAAAATTGTTAATAAAGCGGTACCTGAATATTTACAAGATCACACGGTGTATAACTTGGATGTTGCCAATATGCTTGCAGGCACACAGTATCGTGGACAGTTTGAAGAACGTGTAAAAGAAGTGCTGGGCGCACTTATACAAAAGAAGAAGTGTATCCTGTTTATTGACGAAGCACACACACTTAAAGGTGCAGGTTCGGGAGGCAACGGTGGCACAGACTTTGCTAACATGCTCAAGCCTTACTTGGGCAGAGGCAAACTAAAAGTAATAGCAAGCACAACCTGGGAAGAATATAATAGCAGTTTTGAAAAAGATCGTGCGCTGATGCGTCGCTTCTATCACGTTACTGTAACAGAACCTACACCCGCACTTGCTAAAAAGATTCTTATGAGCAGTAAGAAATACTATGAGAAGTTTCATAGTTGCAAGATTACTAAGCAAGCAGTTGAAGATGCAGTTGATTTGAGTGTGCGTTATCTCACAGACAAGAGACTACCAGATAAAGCATTTGATATGATTGACAGTGCTAGTGCAAAGCAACGTAGGCTTGGTATAAAGGACGCAGTTATTGACCGTCAAAACATCCTAGAAGAAATTTCAAAGTTTGCAAAGATTCCTATTGCACAACTAGAGGACAATGAAGACACAGTCAAACCTCAGGACATTGAAGCAAGCATTAAGTCACAGGTATTTGGACAAGACAGTGCAGTAGATGGTGTACTTGAAAAGGTCTGGGTTGCTAAAGCAGGACTTAACAAACGTGATAAGACATTGGGTGTGTTTGTGTTTACTGGTCCAACAGGCACAGGTAAAACAGAACTTGCTAAACAACTTGCCGAAGCAAATGCAATGAAACTACTACGCTATGATATGAGTGAATATCAAGAGCGTCATACTGTAGCACGTTTTATTGGTGCACCTCCTGGATATGTTGGATTTGAAGACAGCAATCTTAGTGGCGGCTTGCTAATTCGTGATATTGAACGTAACCCGCACAGTGTTATACTATTTGATGAGATTGAAAAAGCGCATCCAGATGTTAGTAATGTGCTGCTACAGTTGATGGATGAAGGTTTTGTTACAGGATCAAACGGTAAGCGTGTAGATGCTCGTAACAGTTATGTTATCCTCACAACTAATTTGGGTGCTGCAGAATCAGAAAAACGTGTAATTGGATTTAACGAACAAGAGCATCACACAGAAGCAGTTGATGATGCATACAAGAAGTTCTTTGCTCCAGAGTTCCGCAACCGCATTGATGCAGTTTGTAAGTTTGGTCCACTGCCTGAAGTTGCAAAGCGTAAAGTTTGTATGAAGTTTATTAAGGAACTACAAACGCAACTTAAAGAAAAAGGCTTTGCTCTACACATTGACGAATCAAGCATTGACATTATTCTTGCAAAAGGATATGACGATAAGATGGGTGCAAGGCCAATGTCTCGTGCTATTGATACTATGTTGCGTATGCCAATTGCTAAACAAATAACAGTTGACAATAACAAGAATGGCTGTAAAATTAAAATAAGAAATGTAGATAACAAGCTCGTTATAAAATTTAGGTACACAGATGGAACCATTACAGAAGCTGGAGGCTCTGAGCAATCAGTACAACCTCCCGTTACAGCATAACGACAGACTGTTTTACAGTAAGTATCTTTATAGATTAGAAGTTATTCTATACCAATACAGATATCCTGAACTAATGCGTGTGCCTACTATTGACTCCTGGGGTTTCAAAATTGACACAGAACATCACACTAGTTTTGTTGGCACAGTTAGAAAATATGCTAAAAAACAGGGAGATAGAGTCAGGGTAGAATATAGAACTCTAAACTACTATTGCAATGATGTCATTACTATAGAAAAACTTATTGCATATGTAAACAGACTTGGAGCGAAACAAGACACACCAATTGAAAGGATGGTGGAACTAGGAAGTGTATGTTATTTTCCTGGTACAATTCAGGAACGAAATGTACGCTATCGTAAAAAACGGCTACCCTATGGCAAGTATCGCTTTCAGATACTTGGTGAAAGAATGGAATTGGAACAGTTTACAGACTGGGCAAACTGGGCAGCACAATACCCAGATACTATCCGCGTAAACAATAGCGATACTGTTCGTAGATGGGGAACATGGTGTGGAGAAAGCATTGGCTACATCAGCGATGAAAAGATGCTACAACTTGTACAATTTAAACTTGGATCTCACATAAACAAAATTGTTGAATTTCAATTAAGGGAAATAGAATAAAATGATGAACGAATCACTTCTAGCAACACTTGTAGAACGTAAACTTGTAACAGAGGAAACTATTGTATATGCAGGTGTTAAAAGTAAAGGCCTAGGCGGTAAAGATATCTTTATTAAAAAGGATGTGTATTGGTATCCAGGCATGCCAGCAGGTGCTATTCATGACATTGAAGGCATGATTCCAGAGCGTTTTGCTAAAGCATATAACATCAAACCTGACGGAACATTCAAAGAACATAAGAAGCGTGGACGTAAACCTAAGACAGAGCCAGCATAAATATACTATATATTATATAGGAGATTAATTCCATGGCTACAGTAACAAGAACCACCGGCACTAGCCACATGACCGTCGGTGTACAACACGAAGTAGGATGTCACTGTTATCTGTTAACAGTACAAAACGCATCTAACAGTGCAATTGACCTAAGAGCAGAAGATGATGCAGTAAATGAAGCAGTTGAAGCAATCATTATGGAAATTGCACCACTTGCTTACTTTATTACTAACAGTAGTGCAGGCACAGTTGCACTAATTATGGACAAAAATATTGATGATCACACAGAGTTGCAAACTCGTATTAGACGTATTGGTGTTGACAGTGGCGCAAGCACAACAAGTATTGGTCCTAACGATATTGACATTAGCGGTAGTGATGTATTACCAATCCGTAGTTTTGGCGCACTATCAACTGAAGGTGTAATGGCATTTACAGGTGCTAGTTAATGGCTAAACTGAACGAACAAATGCTAGTAATTAAAGTAAGTGAATTACTTAAAGACAATCAAGAAGCAACTCCGCCACTTGATCCAGAAGTTCTTAGTCAACTAGAAGCAGTGATTAGTGAACTTGCAGGACCAGGCAAAGTAGTAGAACTAATTCAGGAATAACAATGCCAGCAACAACTAGTATAACATTATTACCAACAACAACTTTCGGTACCAGTGCAGGTAACTATGATGGTTCCAGTGCAGCGTTTAACGGCGACAAAGTTAAGGGTGATGGTTACTATGGGTTCAGTGACGGAGTACATACAACACAAACTCGTGTTACTGCACTAGTTGGCACAGTCAAAATACAAGGCACACTTGTAAAAGATCCTGCTAGTACAGACTGGGTTGACATTGCAAGTGTGGTTACCAGTGACGGCAGTACGGCAATTACCGAGAGTTACTTTAATAACTTTACAGGTAACTTTGTTTGGATACGCATTGCAGTAAGTGATTTTACTGCTGGTAGCATCAACAACATCTTTATGGCACACTAATGAGTTATATTCGTTTCACAGCATCAAGTTTAAGCGAACAGCAAATGGAAACTATTGCTGCCGCTGTGGACATGTTCTGTGAAACTGTATGCTTGGAAGATGACGATGCAGATGCTACTTACTACAGTACAGAGCTTGGTGAAAGCATTGAGTTTAGTGTAGCAGAAGATTTAGACGAGCGTGTCGTAGAAGCAATCATCGAATCGCTCGCAGCACATATAGAAGATTTTACAGTAGAAGCAACCGGTCAATAAGGACCACATTCGATGATATTATGGTTGTTCGATAAAAGGAACCAGCATGGTTTCCTTCCGAACTTAATAAAAGATGAAACACTAGAACCTAATACTAGTGCTTGGTGGGATTTATGTATTAACCCACCTTTTTCGTATGAGTTTCGTTTCTTAAAGTACTGTAAACTGGATGGTGTAATACAACAATGCACACTGGTAAGTGATTACATAAGTGGCACAGCAAGTGCATACTATCCTATTAACCTTAACTTTTGGGATCCAGACATAGACTATATTGCACTCATGGATAAGCGAAGTCTTGAACGGTTTAAGCAAGGCGATTTCAAAGTGTTATTTTACTACAGTGAAGGAGACAATCCAGATCCGGAGATATACAATAGTCTAGAGCGTATGTATGCAACACACGGCATTACACAAGATAGTATACGATTTGTAACTGCAAATTATAAACTAAACAAACAAGAACCATTTGTATATTTTCCTGATGACGAAGTTTATTATAGATATTTGCAGTTGCTTGAAGGAAAGTACGTTAAGAAACATAATCTAGAATCGCGAGATAAAAAGTTTACCTGCTTGAATCGTGCAGACAAAGCATGGCGTAAAATATATGCAAGTTTTCTACACAATCTGGATGTCACCAAATATGGTTACTTTAGTTACACTGGCTACAAATATGAAACAAGTCATGTTGGTTTAGACGATTTCAGCATGTGGGAACATTATGATGACACGCTACAACAGGACATACTTAGTTTTGAATTGCAAATGCCATTTAAATGTGACGAACTATTAGATCACGAACACAACAATCACAAATTAATTAATTCTGACTTTTATCAAAATGCATACTGGAACTTTGTAGTAGAAACACACTTTGATAACAACACATGCTTCCTAACAGAAAAAACATTTAAGCCTATACTTAATTTGCAACCTTTTATTATCATAGGCAATCCTGGCAGTTTACAATTATTAAAAAGTTTGGGCTATAAAACATTTGAAGATGTAATAAAGGAAACATATGATACTGAAACGGATCACAGAGAACGTATGAGTATGTTGTTAAAAATGAGTTTTGATTTGTGTAACCTAAGTGACAAACATCATCGGCGAATACAAACTATAATTGCAGATATAATTGAACATAATCAGAAGAATTTTCTAATGCCAAAAGTACATAGAATTAACAACTTGCTAAACAGATTGGAATACAATGCCTAAAATACATTTTATGACACCTTGCTATGGCGGACAAATAACTGAAGTTTGTTTTAGTAGTTACTTGCAATGGACCATACTTGCACTGCAAAATAACTTGGACTTTCAGATTGACACACTGAGCAATGAAAGCAATGTTAACAGAGCCCGCAACAGTTGTGCGGCAAAGTTCCTAGCAGGTGATGCAACACACCTAATGTTTGTGGATGCTGACATACAGTTCAACGCCACAGACATTGTTAAACTTGTAGGACATGACAAGGACATTGTAGGCGGCATTTATCCACAAAAAACACTGCCTCCTAAGATGGTTGTTAATACACTGGACAATGCTAGAACAGAGGGCGACTTGATTGAGGTAGGCACACTGGGCACAGGCTTTATGCTAGTAAAGCGCACAGTGTTTGAACAAATGATTGCAGCAGGTGCAACACCATATGGTGATGACATTGGACTTAGTAATGCTGAGAATAACAATCAGTATGATTTCTTTAACTGCACTATTGACAGCAACGGACGTTACTTAACAGAAGACTGGAGTTTCTGTCGTGCGTGGCGCAAATTAGGCGGTGCAATTTGGGCAGACACTACAGTAGCACTAGCACATGTTGGATACTATAGATTCCAACCAGACATGGGAGCAATTAAAATTGGAAACAGTTAACATTAAAGTAGATTTAAGCATTGTTACACATGACGCTGTAAGCGAACATCCATTTGTAAATATTAGCCTCAATGGGTATCCTCAATTTGGTGAAATCTGTGAACAGGATACAGTAGTTGATATTGATGTAGAAATTGAAGATGGCACTCAAAACTTCCTAACCATCGAATATATGAACAAAGATGCTAAACAAGATGTTCAAATAGGACATGATGGTGCAATTAGTAAAGACAAACGTGTCGAAATAAACAGTATCAGTTTTGACGATATTGAACTAGACTTTTTTCAAATGACAGACCCAGATACATTTAAATATGAGGCTATTGATCCTGAAGGCGCAGGCACAACAGGATATGATGCGACTAAACTAAGTTGGAACGGCAAAACAACACTACACTTTACGACTCCGATCTACATTTGGTTATTGGAAAACTTATAACGTATAAATACACTGTGTTTTAGGGATACCAATTTATGGATACAGTCGTAATCTATCCGGGACGTTTTCATCCGTTCCATAAAGGCCACAAGAGTGTTTACGATGCTCTTGTAAAGCGTTTTGGCAAGAATAGTGTATACATTGCTACCAGTAATAAGGTAGATCCACCAAAATCCCCATTCACATTTGATGAGAAGCGAGCAATGATGGCACTAACAGGTGTCGATCCAAGCCGTGTCGTTCAAGTAAAAAATCCATACCAAGCAACTGAAATTACAGACAACTTTGATCCCCAAAACACAATCGCGTTGTTTGCAGTCAGTGACAAAGACATGGCTGAAGATCCTCGCTTCTCATTCAAACCTCGTAAAGATGGACAACCAAGTTACTATCAGCCAGCAAGCAAAGACATGCAGGGCTTTGATAAACATGGATACATTATCACCGTGCCTACATTGCAGTTTAATGTGCTGGGCAAGCCTATGCGTAGTGCTAGTGAGTTTAGAGCAAACTTTGCACAAGCAGACAGTGAAACACAAAAGGCTATGATTACAGATTTATTTGGACAGTATGATCCAAAGACGCACAACACTATGGCACAAAAGATTAACGAACAACTAGAACGTGCAGACCAAATATTAGATCAACTTATTGAATTAGGTGCAGATGATTGTTACATCTTAGAAGCCTGTATTAGAGTTGACACACTTGTAGAGAACCTTAACATGAAACAGAGAAAAAAATCATTATACCAAGCAATCATGGAAGGCGGACATAGTTTACCTGTAAACGAAGCAGAACTTGCTTGTCCACTTGCTACACAAGACCTAGCAGTCAACACAGAGAACAGAGATAGAACTATAAAGCAGTTTAACTATGGTCCACTAAATGTTGATGTGCCAGGTGATTACTGGAAAGACATTGGCGAGTATTGGAACACCTCAGAAGAAGCAGCACTGGCCAGTAACTGCGGTAACTGTGTAGCATTTGATATCAGTGAGCGTATGAAGGATTGTTTGCCTGGTGATACATTTGATGATGACGGCGAACTAGGCTACTGTTGGATGCATCACTTCAAGTGCCACAGTGCAAGAAGTTGCCACACCTGGGCAAAAGGTGGTCCTATCAAAACTGAAAAAGAGAGTGCTGAATGGCAAGGCAAAGCATTTGGAGGACAGGGAGTTAAAGAAGAAATTACAGACTTTAACAAAGAAGATCCAATGAACAGTGTTATTGCTATTCGCGGTATTGGTACAATGAGTATTAGCAGTGCGCTGAAAGAGATAAGTGAAATGTCAGCAAATGTTTCAAATCTTGCTAAAGTAAAACATGCTAAAGGAATACAGGATAACTTTGATCGCTACATGAGTTTGCTAAACGTATACAATGATGGTATACAAGAAGCATACAGTGAACTAGCACAACAGCGCAAGCGTGGTGGCACAGCAAGTAAGGGTATAGACAAAGACATTAGTGAACACTGTGGTGATCCAATGGCAGATGATCATAAGCCAATGCGTATGTTGCTAATGAAATTGTATGATAAAGAAATGCAGTGTAAGCCAGGCAGTCCAGAACATTTTGAAGTTATGCAAATGATTGACGGCTGTAGAAAAAACATTGGACTAGAACTAGAAGAAAACGTATTTACTGACGTAGTGAATAAAGTCAAAGGTGATTTTAAGAAACGCAAGAAACTATTTGGTAAAGGCAAAGCCTAATGAAACTAGGTGAGTTAGGTGTAGGCAAAATTACTAAACAAAACGCTACCAAGGATGCTCCTATAGGTAGTGAGTATAGTAATGTCAAAAAATTGGGTCTTGGATCTGGTAAGCCTAAACTTCACAATAAGAAAGCAACTAAGAACAGTGATCCAAACACACTGTTTAACTTAGGTATCACCGAAAGCGTGGATGCATCATCTCTTAAACCGTTTGTTAAATTTTGCATACAAAGTTTAGAACTAAAAAGTATACCTAGGATTGTTATTACTAAAAAGAAATTAGATGGCACATTTGGATACTACAACACCAAAACAAAAACACTAACTGTAAGTTCAAGTGATCGTCATGAGGCAGACATTATGAGAACACTTGCCCATGAACTTGTGCATCTAGCACAAGATGAACAGAATCAAGACATTGATGGTAGTGATGGAAGCAAGCATGAGAATCAAGCAAATGCTGTTGCTGGTGTAATAATGCGCAAATGGGCTGGCAAAGATCCAAGTTTGTTTGAAAATGCGGTAACTCCAATGTTGTACCATGCAACATACAAACCGTTTCTTAATAGTATTATGAAAAACGGACTGGGTGGTAGTGGTGCACAAACACAGTGGGAAGATAGTAAGCCGGGTTATGTATACCTTGCTAAAAATCCAGAAGTTGCTGTCAGTCATGCAGAAGCAAACGAAGAAGTGCCAGACGAATACATTGACGATATTGTTGTGTTAAGTATAAATGCTAGTCAACTAGACCAGGACAACTTGGAAGATGATTCAAATGTAATGGACGATGATAGCACACTGGCATACAAAGGCATTATTCCTAGCTCTGCATTTAGTGTGCAAATAGATGAACTAAAAATAGAAAAGCCAGATCCAAAAGATACATTGGGTGTACAGCGTAAAGATATGCCTCAGGTTAAAAGCGACGACTATGCGGAGTTTATAGAATACTTAAAATCAAATGGTGCTAAATTTACCAAAGAAACTATTCCTGCTCGTGACCTAAAAGCAATGCAAAAAGAGTTCAGCGACCAAGGCATTATAAAGCAGTTGATGAAGAACATTGAACAAGGACCAAACAGAAAAGCAGTAATTGCTAGTAGTGATGATTACATCATGGATGGGCATCATAGATGGCTTGTTGCTATTAACACAGGCGCAGACTTAAATGTTTTCCGTATTAACTTGCCTGCTTATGAACTATATGATCTAGTAAACAAGTTTGAAAAGACATATTACAAAGACATCTATAATGAACGTGGAAGTATCGGCGTGCCACTTGCTAGTGGACTTGTAATGTCGCTGTTTCCACATCGTCCACTAAAGATTAAAAAGAGTACACCAGGTAAACTGCGCTATGACGAAACTATTACAACTGTAGACCTGCAGCAACTAGAAACGTTTGCAGATAAACTGTTTGCCAAAGTAGGTATTGATGTAGAGTTTACTCGCCATTTCTTAGATCGTGTAAATGATGAAAGAAACCGTAAACCAATTACCATGGCTGAACTTACTAGGTTGTTTAAGCAAGAGTTTAAGCGTTGGGCAAAGCCTATTGCACAAATGGGTCCTGGACAAGAAGCAGTAATGAAAGACTTGCAGACAGATATTAACTTGCCATTTGCACTACAGTATGACAAAGACAACAATGAACTAGACTTAATTGCTAAAACTGTTATGCGTAAAAAAGATTTTAAAACTCCTAACAGAGAGTTTCCTGTAGAAGGCTGGAGTGCGAAATACAAGAGTAGTATTAACTGCAGTAATCCAAAAGGCTTTTCACAACGTGCGCACTGCGCGGGTAAAAAGAAAAATGAAGATGACAGTTTAGGCAGTCAAATAAACTTTCCTGGATATGAGAAAAAAGAAAAAAAGCCCAAGTACAAACCTGTTCCTAAAAAAGATAAGAGTATACTAGACAAAGTAAAAGGTTGGTTTACTGATAACATAAATGAAGCATATAAACTGAGACTAGAAAATGATGATGATCTGCTTGTGCTACACATTAGAAATACTCGCACAGGTGAACGTGCGGAAGTACGCGGCAATCCTAACTATGAAATAGACTATGATGAGAATGATGAACTACACCAACTGCTGGATGTTATTGGTAAAGCAAGCAACATCAGTGAACTAATGAATGGTGAAATTGTAAGTGTAAATCCAAAGCATCCAGATGGTCCAAAGAGTTATGCAGCAATTGAAAAGGCTATGGACGAAGATGTTGACCTAGAAGAAGGCGTAAACGATCCGCACATTTTTAAAGCAGTGTTCCTGGCAGGTGGACCAGGCAGTGGTAAGAGTT